TTCCAGACTCTCTTCTCTGGGCTAGCTTCCCCAGCTATATCCTTTGCAGTCGAGCGTGTTACTGCGGCCGCTGGATCGACATCTTTGGACCTTTTCTTAGTCTTAGTCCCTGTATCTGCCTTATAAAGATCGACAACTCGAATTGCCCACCGTGCGTCTGTGTTGTTCTTATAGATACCATCAGCAATTGACGCGGGCTGTTCGTCCAACCACATCAAAAATTTCTCATCGGTTTTAAGCTGGCTAAAGTCCGGATGCGCTGAAGTTAATTCTTTATACGCATTCTGAACAATTAAGTTTTGCTCTTTGCCTTTGAGTTGCTGTACTTCATCTTTAAGTTCTTTAAGACGGTTTTCAGCTTGCAATGTCGATACAGTTTCTACAATTGCGTAAACGTCAGGGTACTTGTCCCTGAATGCCGCCAATTCTTCTGGCGTTTTAGGCAGTTCAGACTGTGAAAGGCCACTTTCTTCTCCTGCTTTTCTTGCGCTCGCTAGTTCTTGCCTCTCTGTCTTCCATTCCTCGAGCTTCGAGTCGTAGTGACGTTTTAGGTCGTCATAGCGTTTTTTGTAGTCTGTATCTGAGCCCTGTTGAGGTTCAGCGAAACTCGTACTTTCTTGCTCTGGAGTAGCCTCTTCTTCGGAGGGGTCCTGTGCTTCTACAGTTTCTTCGTCGTCATCCTGATAAACTTCTTCACGGTACTTACCACGATATAAGTTGTTGTCGTTAATTGTACCGAAGCTATCATTTGCTTTATTGGCGCGATGCCCTTTTGGTTTTGCCATTTTATTCTCCTATCTCACGGGGCCTCATGGCTGAGGGTAGCCGGTAGGTGTGTTACACGGGGCCCGTCGAAACGGGGTAGCCGTTGGTTAAATCACTCAAACTCAGGTGGAATATCTATAAACCCAGTATCTGAATTTGGTACTTTAATATTTACACTACGCTTATGGTCTGGCTGTACATACCGAGCAAATAGCTCCGCCGCAAGCTGAGGTGTATCTAAATTTTTAAGAATGTCGATGAGTTCTACCTCATCTTTTCCTATTATTTCCCGTAGTTCTCGGGTATTAAAGTTGTACTCATCGTCGATTATCATGCCATCGTTATTTTCAGTAGCACGATACTCACCGAGGGTTGTTTGTAGCTGGTACAGAGGGTTGTTTAGTATTTTTAACAACTCCATTGTCCCGCCGGGATTTGCAACTTCATTTACGTAATAGTTTCTAACTGACGTTTTGTTGCGGGTATCTTCGTAGGTTTTTAATTGATTGCGTAAAACTTCGAGAGATTCTTTTTGAAATTCTGGATCATCCATGTGTCGGAGCATTTCTGGTGGGAGGTAGTTCCCACGGTAGTCTCGATACATGATTTGCCCTGTTCGGCGGTTTTCTTCTGCAACAAACGGCGTTCCTTGCTCAATACGGCGTCGCAATTCTGCTTCATGCTCTGTGTTCCGGGACTTTGCTCGTTCCACGGCGTCAGCCATTGCTTTAAGTTCTTCTTCAGTAAAATCTTCTTCCGTAATAGGAGAATCTTTACCAGCAATAAACTCCCCGAGAAGTCTTACATTTGTGGGGATAGCTTTGTATAAGGAACCCCCGTCAAACTTTTTTTGGCGTTCAATAAAGCCTCCGCCTACCGAAGCCTCTACCTGAGCTTCACCCTCAACAGGTTCTGAAGCTTCAGCTTGTCCATACTCTTCAACCCTCTCTTCTACTTCTTCTTGTCCGAGAGAATTTATTTGCTTGAGTTTCTTGAGTCCGATGATACGGACGAGAACGGGGGGAACGAGAACTTCACCTTCGGAAACTGCAACAGAAACAGAGTCCTCATCAACAATTGTACTGTCGCTAGCCGATATGTCAATCCCCTGCCTCTCAGCTTCTTGGAGTGCCGACACTAGCAACTTGCGTATACGTTCGCTTCCGTACTCTTCAACAGCGGAGGCGTTAATGACAAAAGTACCTTCTGGGACAGAGCCCTCAACGTCATCGGCAACAGTATCTGCTTCGCTAACTTCTTCTGGGGTTCGCCCATTAACAAAACCGACAGGTCCTTCCACCATATCCCCATCTGACTTGCCTGCTCGACCGCCTGACGCTAATGATAGGGGTTCAGAGTCGTCCTCTCCTTCATCGGGGCCAGACACGCTAGCGAAGGACTCCTCTCGCTCTGCGTACGAGCTGGTAGATTCCTGATTGTCTTGATCTGAGCTGTCTTCGAGATTAAAGTTGTAGCGGTTTGTCACTCCTGTTACAGGGTCTGTTACTTCTCGCCATTGGGGAGCTCCCGGAGCTTTATCAGTAGTGTTCACGTTAACTACCAGCCCTAGCTCTTTTATTTGCTCAGCAGTTAGGTTACTCGCACTCGAGGAGTACGCAGTCAATTGCGCCATTGCCTTTTCGTAGTCTTCTGGGCTCAATGTCGCTTGTAAGTTTTCAGAAATAGCTATCTTATCCCGTATTGCATTTACGGCTTCAGAATAAGTAGTTGTCTTGTAATCTGCACCAAAAAATGCTCCTTTAGCCTCCTCTCGCTTCCTTTCCATCGCGTCGAGGGCACCTTGAAGTTGGGCGGGAGAATAGGCAAGAGACTCGACGTAATTCTGTACGTCTTTTCTACTCAAGGAATTTTCGGTATAAGTTCTACCCCTAGCGTCGATAAACTCTCCTGTTGATGGAGAAAAACCACCAACTCCGGGAGAGAATCCTTGAAGTCGCTCCCCGTAAAGCTCTCCTGCTTTAGAGTTTTCGAAGTCGACCGTTTTTGGATCATAACCGAGCTGTGCCGCGTACAAATTTTGGAATGTTCTCGCGTCGAGATCTGTGCCTCCAACAACAAAACCTGTCGGGTTACCGAAAGCGTCTTTTCGGGCTTGGTACGTGTAGTATGTATTACCCACCTTCATCCCAAAATTACCGGGGGCTCCAGCCACCATATCTTCGTGGGTTTTCCACATGGTTTTGTAGTTTTGTTCAGCAATGATACCGCCGAGGCCAGAACCGCGGGCGTATTTTGTGCCGATAGGAGTTTCATAGGTTGGGCCAAAAAACCCAGTTGCCATTCCCATAGCGGGCATAGCAAGATTAGCTAGTCCGAGACCCGCCTGTGCAAGTTGTCCTCCGGGGGTTCTAGGATCAGGACCAGTGTACCCGAGGGGGTTTCTTCGAGCCGCTTCCCCTGCTGTCATTACGTCTTGAATGTCGCCTGTGCGGTTGTAGTAGTCTGCTTCAGTATCTGTTAGAGACCTGTACGCTCCGGTCTCTTCTTGCGTGTAGTACTGCCCCGGTTGAAAGCCCCCGACCTGCGTAGGAAGACCCTCAACTTTCTTGGACTCCTCTAAGTATCGAGGAGTTTGACCTATAGCACTCTTAAATGCGATTCCTTGCCCCGCACGAGTAACAGGAGTAAACTTTCCTGTCACAGCCGTTGCGGCTATGGGGGCTGAATTTGCAGAAACGCCTTCCGCAATACGCATGAACGGGGAATACCCTTCCGTTGTCCCCATTCTAGGTTCTGCGGTACCAACTATTGAAGGTGTATCTGCCGCAGACATTTGAGAACTCGGGGAAGATATAGAAACACTTGTAGAATCTAACGCAGATGTCGTCTGCTCACCTACCCGAGAAATATCTACGTCTCCACTGTCCGCATTTGATGTGGAGGAAGACTTAGCCGCATTTTCTTGGGTTTTTAACCGCGCTCTAATCCTAAGATTTTCAAAAAAAGGATCTGGACTAAACGGACTAAGAGTTACCATTTTGCTCTACTACTTTTTTATGGTTATCCTTGAGGCTCAGGAGAGTTTCCAGTAAATCCAGCTTCCCCTGAAGCCGGAACATTTCCCGTTCCGATTGTGCCGCCACCAACCCCCGAATTGTCAACTGGTGGTGGTCCACCAAGTGTTGCGTCAGGGCCTCCCATGCTTGTGGGTTGTTCACCAGCAGGTTGACCTTCTGGGCCTGTTCCTTGTTGAGCATTTTGAAGTCCTTTTAGCATTTCAGCATAAATTTTAGCCTCATCCATGTCATTCACCAGCAAGTCCGGATCGATATCCTGAGAGATTGCCAGCTCTTTGACGAGGTTAGGAATTTTAATAAAGGGAGCCAACATAGGGTTAGCAATTGTCTGGAGTAGGGTAGTCAAGCGTTGCGTTCGCACTTCTTTTTGCATAACAGCAGAAGTTCCTCGAGGTTTAATCTCGAGATCGCCTACTATATCCGGACTCCTGTCGTTGTACTGCATATTCCACTGGAAGAATGCTTCACCGAGAGGTTTCAAAAGGTAGTCATCGATGTTCTTAATAACGGTCTTAATTGACAGATTCCCAGAGGACAACATCATAGATAGCCCTGAGGCTGTACGTCCGGTCCCTGTTACGCCTGTTTGACCGTGCATAATAGAGGGGATGCCTGTCTCTTCATCAGACAATTGACGGGCAATCTGATACATCTGGATGTTTTCTGGGGCCGTATTGGGGAATTTGAGGCCGTTGATTGCTGTTCCAGTAACTCCAGACTGCCGTCTGAAAACCTTGCCGGGGAAGATATCAAAGTTTTGACCGGGTACGAGGCTCGCCTCATCTACGTCAAATACGAGATTGCCCGCTAGTGCCAAATTGTCGATAGCCATACGTACGTGGCCGTTCATCAACATCTGAGCATCTTCCATGTTTTCTGCAACGCCTACGCCCCAAATTTGGTACGGGTTTACTTCGTAAGGGAAGGCAGAGTAGGGAATCCGAGCTGGGGTAAACGGGTTGAGTACACAACGTAGTACCTGAGAGCCACATACCCACACATTGATTTGTACCTGATCGAGTTCAGAAATTGTATCGGGGAGATCTAGGCCGACCTCCTCAGCAAACTTAGCGTCGAGAACGCCCCAGTACTCTAGAACTTCGAAACGACTCTCGTTGACGTTAGGTTGAGTTTCTTCCTCGCGGATTGTATCTTCGTAATACTTATCTTCGTAGTTTGCACCTTTAACGAGAGTATTTTCAATCGCTTCTTTATTAAAGAAAGGCCGATTCATGAGATTACGTAGTTGCTGGCGTGACAGCCGGTGCCGTTCAATTACGTACTCACAATCTTCAATGCTCGTAGCGGCAGGATCAGGATGAAAATCCCACAGAGAAACGTGCTCAATACGCGGTACAACTTTCTCCTCCGGAGTGTACTCTCGAGATCCGTCTTCCCCGGCAGTCCATCTGTGAATCCGCTTGTAGTAGTTAAACGGGCCTTTTACAATACCAGTACCGAGAAGGGCAGACTCAAAAATTGCGTTACGAAGTACATTGACTGCATTCGTGTCGAGTAGCTGATCGTGAATCTCTTTTTCGAGAGCTAGTGCCGCTTCTCGTGCCGGATGAACCTGCGGCTCGCCTAGTTTAGACGGACCCTCTGTTACAGGAAGATTCTCATACTTTCCGAACCGGCCCGTAGCTTCTGTAGCTCCCGGCGGAAGATCACGACCATCCCCAGCGTAACCAAAAGGATCTTCCTGAGGTTGTTCCTCGTTATCAAGAGGTGTTGTTAAGTGTGCAAACTCCGCGATACCCTCAGGTACAGGAGTCGGCTCAATAACGATAGGAAACTTTTTGTTTGCAAACAGTATGTCCGTAATTTGGCCGTACGCCGCAAGAACTTTTGTCTTCGTAATCTTGATGAATACTTTGGACCGTTCCGAGTCTCGGTATTGGGTACTGCTATCATAAATGCCGCGGAAATTTTTAAAGGCTTGAAGCCACCGCTGTTCATGAAGTTGGCGGCCATTTTCCGCATCTTCAAATTTTAATCGGATATGCCCTGCAAGACCTGCCATTTGATCTTGCGCGTTGCGTACCTCAACCAGACCGTCGTCTGGCGGCTGTAAAAATCCGGTATCGGACATACTGTCTACCTAAGTTTATGGATTAAGAGTAGAGAGACGTGTCGTTAGCTTTAGCTAAAAAACTTTTGTCGACAGTTGTTTTAGTCTGTTTTTTAGGCATTGCTTCGATTAAGACGTCAGTCTTAGCAACCGTATCAAAATCGGCTTTCTCGCGGTAAAGGTTATTTTCTCCGCAGTTGTAGTCGATTCCTTTTGTATCAGCATTCATAATGTCTGCTTCAGAGTACTTCATAGTATTTTCCTTTAATTATCGTGCTTTTATATCTTCAGGGTTAATACCCATGTTTAGTAGTTGGTTTTCGTATGCTTGCACTTGTTGTGCATCAATTTCTTCTTGAGACAGAGGTTCTTTTATGCCGAGCTGTTCCATGCCTGCTCTCATACCTTGCCCTACGAGTTCTACGACCCCTAGCGGGCCCTCTTTCATACCTATATCTTGTGTGACGTACTGCTCAGCTTGAGGTCCTGCATATCCTGCCTGCTCGAGAACACGCAACCTGTTTTCAGTGTCGATGTACCCCATTCCGGGGACGCCTAACGCTCCGAGGGCTTTCTTTCCAAAATCAAAGATACCGCCGAGGTTTAAACCTCCGGTTTTTTTAGCAATTTCCTCTGCATCTTGGATAGCACTCTGTTGAAGACGCTCTTTCTTAGTAGGGGCAGTATCCTGTATTTGCGCCGTTTTTTGTTCTTCTTGTAGTCGTTGTTGTTTAACTTTCGCGGCCGCAAGTCCCGCTTGTTCTCCAGCAAGTCTAGATTCCTCAGCCGCCCGATTAGCCGTCTCAATACGCTTATTCTCGAGAGCTTTGCGCTCTTTTGCACTCATCGGAGTTTTTTCGGCTTCAATTTCTTCGCGAAGTCCCGCTTGAACTTCCTTTTTTTGCTCTTCTAAATCAACAAAATTAACTACACGTGAATCATCAAAAGGTACGTTCAAGCTAGCACTGTACGCATTAAACGTATCCGCTTCAACGAGTTTGCCCATTCGTTGTTCAAATTCAGTTAGAAACGTTCCAATAGCGTCTTTAAGTTCGCTAGTACCACTCATGTAGAACTTTCTACCTACGGCTGTAGAACCTTTTGGACCTTGCTTGTGACCTAGCAAAGATTCCGCAGTTTCAAGTTCATCGGGGTAATTAACACGAACATAATCTACAAACAAACGACGTAAGTCCGTTGTTCCTACTGGCATCCTACCTAAAACACGCAGTTCTTCTGCTGGAAAAAACTCCGGGTTAAACACGTACTTTTTTAGTGCGTTGGTGATATCACTCTGTGATACTGTAGGAAATAAAAAATCTTGGCCGTTTGAAACCGCTTGGTTAAACCGTCTTTCTAAAATTGACGTAGCAATAGGTCCCATCTTTCGGTCGTCGCCCAGTTTCTTACGACCATCGACTTCTGGCATCATTAACGTCTGAGTTTCAGGAACGTAGTACGGACGTTCCACTTCAAGATCGAGGGACACTTCTTTACTTATTGAAGTGTCGACTAAAGCCTCACCACGTACTCCAAACGTAGATAGATATACAGCATCTCTTAGCTCTTCATTGGGAATTCGAGCAATACCCTCAATGATAGCGGCCATTGTTTTATCAGTAGGGGGGTTATCAAATGTTAATTTACCTTTTCCGCCCTTACCTTTTGTACTCAAGGCTCCTTTCTTGAATTCCTCGACACCCGATACGAGAGCATTCGTGATTCCTTCAATACCCGTAATCTGCTTAAACTTACTTTTGTTTACGAGGTCTTCAAAAGACGTGTCCAAACCGCCTGCTTTTGAAGCTACAGATTTAATCTGACTTGCTAAACCACTTGCAACTGGTTGTTGCCCTGCTTTTGGTTCTCCAAAGTTATCGAGAACTTGTTTAGCTAGAGGACCGAGACGAGAATCTTTACGGACTGCACCCGCAACTTTTACACCGTTAGCGTACGCACGAGCAATAAACGCTTCTCTAACGGATATTTTTTCTCCAGCTTCAATTTTATTAAACAGGGATTCTCTATCAGGAACATCACCAGAAAAAAGAACGTTATATAGTTCTTCAAAACCTTGTACGGTTTGCTGGGTAGCAGTTAACTTTTGTTTAGCCATTTAGTATCCAAATGTTGCATCCTGTGGTTTAAACGTGCTAGTCTCGATGTCGTTCAAGGTTTTGTGGATGGAGACGTAACCAGATGTTCGAGTCATTAACATATAACGCAAAGCGTCATAGGCGTGGTCTTCTGCCTTCGTATCAACATCTTCCGAATTTGTTTTCGAGAGTGGAATACCGGCGAGTTGACGAACAGTGTTGGTACACGTGTTAAATACTTTGAGGGTTGGTTCCCCGGTGAACTCGTTATCCCCAAGCCGTCGGTGGATTTCCATCTTTCCGGCAATTCGATTACGATCCGAGGGTGTCCATCGACAACCCATTCTAATCATGGTTTCTGACATGGAAAGCCCCTATCCGGTACCGTGCCGGCACGAAGGGTCGAGGGCCGAATAGTGCATATTCGGATCGTACTCCTCCATCTCTAATATTTTAGCGGCTAATTGTTCTGCTGTAAAGTGTTTTACGTAAAGTTCTCGGTAGACCCATATATTGTTGTCCCAATCGATTGCACCCCAGAGTACGCACGAAGGGCTCGCATAACCGTAGTCAGCCGCACGTATACGGGGCCAGTTGGTCGGCATCTCGAACGGATCGACAGTATGTCTGAACTTGTTGAACTCAGGGAAAGCACACCCTTCTGCGACGTCCCAATCCCCATCGAGAAGTCTTTTTCTCTCTGTTTCGGGAAGAGAAAGTAGCATGGCTTCATACTGTCCGTCGGCCATGAGGAACGGGTTATCGGTGAGACGCGCCGGGACGAACTTACGCCAGTAGAGAGGCTGGCCGGCTTTAGCGTGACCATTCGGGTAAACTAGAGGTTTCTCAGACTCGAGATCAGTCGGTACAAACGCCGTACCGGGCTCTCCTTGGTCGATGTACATTTTCTTGACCCACCAACCGCCAACACCACCGGGGTTCGCAGTACATCGCATGGATAAATTGGCAGAGAGCTCGGGATCGGTTGACCGGAGACGAGAACGGAGATATTCCCAGACGTAAGGCGTAGGGTACTGTGTAACCTCGTCAATTGCGATCCAGTTAAAGGCTTGCCCCTGATATCGTGTAACATCTTTGTCTTTATCCAAATACGAGAACCAAATTGTGGCCCCCGATGGAAAGACCCACGTAGATTTACTCTCGCGGAATGTTGCACCGGGGAACGCTTTCGGGTAGAGTTGTTTTGATTTTGAGATGAGTTCGGTTAATTCATCTAAAGTACGACGTAACAGAAGACCCCGGTGGTTAGGATTATGGCAGTAACGTAGAGGATCAGCCAGTAACGCAAAGGATTTTCCGCCTCCAGCCGCACCCCCATAGAGTACATCCTGCTCAGGGGCCGACAGAAACTCCTCCTGAGGTCCGGGATTCGGCTTAAATACGACGTCAGACTCGCCAACGAGGTCTTGTACAGCTTTTGGCAGTTCATTGAGGTCTCCGATGTCGATAACACGAGATTTTTCGCCTTTTAAGGCCGTTTCGACCTTTGATGCGGCCTTTTCCCGTACATTTGCACGGTATTTTTGTTTGGTAGCGGCCGCAATCTTTTTTTCAGCCTCTTTTTTAGACCGTCTTATCGAGGCTTGGGTGGCTCGACGGGCTTTTTCGGCGGTCGATAGGTTGTAACGGGCCTTCGGTGCGTTCGGATCTTTCTTCGGACGGCCGCGTTTCTTCGGTGCATCAGTATTTTCGGGAGTATCCGACATATTATTGAGAGTCTACGACCATCTCTTTCTTCGGTGGGAGCAGTACCACACCATGAATTGCTTGGACATTGTGATTGTGGGTCTCTTGCTTCCCCAAGCCGACTCGGTTAAGGAGCGACTCGGCCGCTTGGAGGCGTACATTATCTCCACGTTCAATTTCAGGTGCGTCGATAGTGGCAACCAACTTATTTGCCGCCTTAATAGCCCCTCCGGCGAGGATACTCCGAGATCTTTCAATGATTTCATCAGCTAAACTCTCCTTTAAGTGCCCGATTGAGCCTTTCGAGTAGCCGGCAACCTCACACGCAACGGAGAAATTACCGTTGTTTTCGAACAAGGCATCGAGAAATGTTTTCTGTTGTTCAGAGAGCTCACGCTTCTTCTGGGTTTGAGGGAGGAGATTCATCGGTTTTTATCACATATAAGAGATAATAAAAGGAAAAAGGGTACCCGAAAGGCGCGGTTTAGAACTCGTATGGATAGGGGTCATGAAACTTAAATAAGAGTGGTTTCTCGTACCGCCGAGTTCCGGGTACATCCCTATTATGGTTGTGGATTAGGGATGTGTCAACTACGGTAAAAAATAAAATAAAAAATACGGAGGGGGTGTATTGACAGAATTAAAATCCAACAGTACAATGGGATTGTAAGCCCGCGGGGGTAAACCCATACAGTACCCCCCACACACTCCCCTCCCGATAAGCCCGGTGGTTCCCCCAACCATCGGGCTTTCTTTTTGTCCCCGGTTCCCCCATTGGGCAAGCCGTCGGGGCCCCCACTGGGGTACCCCAAAGGTAGGCCGTCGGTGTTTCACGGGGGTGTTTCACAGGCACACCCCAAAACCAACAAAAATTTCTCGGGGTTGCTAGTACATATACCGGTACCCCCAGTGGCCCTTGCCCTCCCTCCTTATGATTTTTGGGGTTTCCTCTGATCCATACCAAACTTCGGTCGTCCGCCGGCTTGTCGCTGGGATAACCATCGGCCTACCGGCATAGTCTCGGCCGTGTACCCTAGGGTTTCTGAGAATTCCATTGGCAGTTTCTTTGGAAAACCGGAATGTCTGGGGCGTGATACATAGCATCTATGGACACCATAGAAAAACCCAATATTCACTGGTGGTACGGCCTGCGGTATTTTTCTGGGTTATCCGGCGGTAGGCTGTCGGGTGGGCAAAAAAAAGCCCGCACTAAGGCGGGCAAATGAGGGAATCGGTGGGTTAGCTCGTGTGGGATGTACCGACTATCGCGGCCTCCTCCATGCGGTTAAGAACACCGGCCAGTTCGCGAGCGAATATCTGGCGATTCTCCGCAACGTACGTCTCGATCTTGCCGTCCTCGTTGCGCGTAGACCAGCCGATAGTATCGACGATGCTCTTGAGTTGCTGAAGCTGTGAAGCCGTAAAGTTCAATGTTGTTTCTGTTTTCATCTTGGTTCCCCTTAGATTTTGAAGTTTTCGTTGGTGCTGACCCCATCGGCCAACGACTGCAATGTAACAACACCCCGTGAAGTTTTCAACTGGGCCAGTTCATGGTGCCGGCAAACGTGCATCATTTGCATGACTGTCTCACTCCGCACCCCAAGAAGCTTCGCGACGTGCTCACGATGCATCGCGCCATATTCGTTCAGGATGGCTAGCATCCGGTAATGGCTCGAGAATACGCGACGATCCTCCCGAGGTTTTACTGCGTCCACATCGCGGACAAGATCGACGGCCTGATCCTTCGCGGATACTGAGTGGTCGTAGAGACCATCAAGCTTTTCGACGAGGTCGCTGAGTAGCTCCTGCGTTTTCTCCACTTTGTAGGTCATAGTGTTGAGGTCGGTACGTAGGTTGTTAAGGTCGGTAGTGAATTGTGTATGTGTTTTCATGGTTTGGATTCCTTACCCAAAGATCAAAGAAAGTATGACGATCACTAGTGTGATGACCGCTAATTTGTAAAGTGCCGCGATGAAGTCAATCATGCGGCCTGTTCCAGTGCTTGCCACTGGGGCGACTCGAGTACTTTCCGGACGGCCGCTTCGCGCTGTAGTCGTACGCGATGCGGATTCGATTTCTCCCGTCCTGTGGTTAGTTCGGTAACCGATCCATCCTCGTTCTCCCGTTCCCATGTTTCGTCAACGTGCGTTGCCCAGTGTGTCAGCGCATTGTATCCGGCCCACAAGCTAGAGCCGAGCTCCCGTTGCTCTTCGCTGAATCGGTGATTCATGTAGTCAAGCAACCGGCCGTTAACGCGAGTAGCTTTGTCGGTCGAGAGTTGCGCGGCCTCTCCTCCTTTCTTGCAAACAGTATTCTCGAGTATCTCGATCCACTGTGAGCGGTCGAGGTCGATGGTGCGCCACTTCTGCATCTGGTCACGATGCGAGTTGAACATGCCGAGACCGAGAGTACTTTTGGCGATCATCGCGGATACGGACAAGTTCGACGTATGCTTTCGCTTCTGGTGGTAGGCCTTCTGGCCGCCGAACACACAAGTGTTGCGGCAGTAATCCCGATAGGCTCCGCTGAATA